GAGATCTACACGTAAGGAGTCGTCGGCAGCGTCAGATGTGTATAAGAGACAGAACTTATACAGATGACTAACTACTACTGTTAAGTATACAGTTCCAATGAGTGTTATTAGTTCATCACTAATCATACCTTTAAAGACTGTCATACCTGATACATAAACAGACAGGACAATTAACTCTACTGCTATTCTTTTTCTAACACTTGGTTTTAATGTACCAGTATCAATGAACTCTAGTGCCAAGCTAAGCACCTGCATAAATACAACTAAACCAATCGCTCTCAATGTTTCAATCATTATCTTTCTTCTCCTTTATTATTAGTTTTCTATCTCGTATGTTTGTAGTGTACCAGTATAACAGTAACCACCATACAACCATTTGCTACTAGGAACTGAATCAAAAAATGTAGCTTGCCAACGTTTAGGAACGTATGAACTATAATTATCATTTCTGACTTTGTATAAGCTCATATAGTTCCCTTTAGCTTTACATTGTAAGTAGTCTATTCCGTTCGGTTTAGGGTTGTATATGATAGTATTATTCCAATTCACATTATCAGGTATTTGCTTAATGTCCTGATAGTATTTAATTGTAGGGTTAACAATTTGAGCAAAGTTTTCTACTTCTGCTTTACATTCAAATTCTTGTGTAACTGGGTTAAAACCTCTCGTTTCAAACCCTTTATGTATATTAACTTTAAACGCTGAACAAAAAGCATAATCTTCGCTATAATAAAAACCAAAGTTAGCTGACACTTCACGCATTCCTTGCTTTCCCTCGTAGAAAGTCCAATCATAATACTCTTGTTCATGTAATCTGAATTCAGTCCCTAATAGTTCAGAACCCTCAAACAACATGATATTTTTCACTTTCCATGAACTATTCTTTTTAGCTCTCCAACGTAATGAACGTGCACCAGTATTTGGCAAAGTTGATTTAGTAGTGAATACGAAAACACATCTATGCCAATCTGTATCATCACTATTTATTCTTCTATTCCAACTTACGAAACCGTCAATGCTATTTTCTGCTTGTTGGTACGGTTCTCCATTAACATAAACAGGTTTAGTTAGGTCAATAATAGTGTTTCCACTTGTTCCCATAAAAGTTTCCACATCTCCCTTTATAGAAGAAGTTGTACGCTTCATGTCCCATTGCCAAGTATAGGTAGTGTTAGGTTTTAAAACATTCAGTTGATTATATTTGCTATAATCTTCTTCATTTTTAGTATTAGGACACTTAAAACCATAGTACCCACTTTCATAAGTACCATAATCAAAAATATCTCCACTACTAGGAAAACCTGCCCAACATGGCTCATTTGCACCTGCTTTTGTGAAGTAGTTTTTAGTCCATAAGTCTTTCCCTTGGTTAAAAGGGTCAACAAATACCCAACCGCCCTTGAGTAAGTTTTTATACCCTCCATGTTTCATTGTAGGTACTTGCATAGTTTCTTTGAACATTTCCCAATAATCAGCTTTAGGAATGTTAAACTCAATTTCTCTACGTCCTAAGCCTATAAGGTCTAGTGGGTTATTTATATGTACTTTTTTACCGTTTATTGTACTATCCATTGTGTAGCCCTCTCATTCCATAACCGTCAATTATAAACTCTTGACCGCTATAATTCAACTGTGTTGTTCCGTCTGTCCAACCTGTAACATTATTATTAATTTCGCACCTCATTAATGCACCTGCTTGAACCATTGTAATTTGTTTAGTTTGTGGACTTACTAGCATGCCTGTTTTTGTAACGTTCCACTTAGAGTTAAAACGACTAATAGAAACGTTACTTAATACTTTGACTCTATATATTTTCATGTCTACATCTATGTACCCCTCTGCGTACATTTCGCCACTTTTAGAACTTTGCAAAGGGTCAGCATAAAACATAACACAAAAATCCATTTCTTCATCATAATATAAGCCCATATAAACAGCTTTATTACTAAAGAAGTCAATATACTGTTTTTTGCTCAATGCTACTTGTATATTACTCTTGCTGAAATTAATCAATTCAATAGGGTTGTGAATTAACAACTCCTCAAAATTTAACCATGAAATCATTTATATACCCTTTCTACTGTGCATAAACCAGTCATAAAATCAACCGAACGAACTCCACACTCCCCATAGGTCAAATTACTTGCGTTCGCTTTTTGACCCCACCAAAATAGTTTGGTATTGTATGCAGTTGCGTACATTTGAGGGTTGAACTTAACCTCATTATACTTGATAACTGGGAATAGTTCTTCTACTCCTAGCGTTATCGGTCTAGCGTTTGTAGGAAAATCAGCATAATTCTTATCTGTCATGATAACATTACCTTTTAATTCTCCATTTTTTGGTATGATACCCCAAGACCTAGCAAAAGCAGTCGCACCTGCTGGAATGGTAAATTCTCCGCTTTTACTCCACGTTCCATTGCTTTGTTGTTGGAACAACCATGCCTTTTTAGTGTTATAGTTAGCAAAAAGAATTTGCGTTGGTACTGGTCTAGTTCTTGAATTTTCATATTCTCTAAACCAGTCCTCTACACTCCGCTCTGTTCTTAATGTACCAGTAGCCCAAATACTTGTAGCACTTGAAACCCCTTTAAGTTTCTCTGTATCTGTTTCACTTAGTTTTGGTTTATAAGGTGCTAAAACAACACCAGTAGGGAAAGCCACGCTTCCAGTCCATTCATTCATAGAACTATAACTTATTTTTTCACTAACCCTACAATTCCCAATGTTATAACTTGCACGCATTTCATTCGCGTAGCTTTCAAAGTTCCAACTAGCCCAATAAGAACCCATGTTGTAACCTGTGTTAACCATTGCTGAACGAAGTAACTCGTCCACTCTATAACGTTTGTCAGCTTGTTGGTAATAGTAACCCTCTAAAATGTTACTTGCCATTTCTCCAAAAGTGCAATCGATAGCCGTGTTTGCGTCAGTAACATATAACGGTTCTTGGTTATCTACCCAAGTCTTTGTGTCGCTGTCAAAAGTTTGTCGCTTGTCTGTGAACTGTTCAGGATAAATGACGTTACCAGTCAAATCAAATATGCCCTTATTTCCGTTTATAACGTGAAATTTGAGTGTTCTACCTGCTTCGGTGTCATAAGTATCAGAATCAATTCCAATCAATACACGTTGACCTAATGGACGACTATAACACCAAACGGCGTCTTGTTTACAAATTCCCCTTTCTTCTAAGTAAAAGAGTTCTTTATCAGTTTTTGAACCTACCCAAGTATAAGTTTTGTAATCGGTGCTTTGCGGTTCTGTACCCTCATAAGTTCCTGTAAACGGCGGTGTTCCGTCATCTGTGTTTGTCTTTTTATAGCTTTCAAATTCATCTCTGTCCTCAACAAACGGAGTGACTTCCCCACCTTGTTCAATTTTAGGCAAATACACTTCAAATTGTACAAAATCGCTTGTTTGAGCAACCTCAAAAGCTATACCAAACTTTTCAACCGTTTCCGTACTAGGTAGCGTGTAAATTTCTTTTACATCTAAGTATTGATTAGGTTGGACTTGGTATGTTGCTACAAGCTCATTTTTTGTACCGTATAGCAATTTTAAACTAACCTCTAGTACATTTACACTAGGATTGTACAAAGTCCCTGACAAGCCATATTTTTGCCCTTGTGTGAGGTTAGGTGTTACAAAGTTAGGATATAAATTAGTATATTGCTTTCTTTCATAATCTGTACAAAAAGCAATACCGCTTATTTTGTTCTCTCCCTGTGGCTTAGTAATAATAGAACCATAGCTAAAAGGTCTATTCCAGTCGTCAGGACATTTTTTTCTTTGCCAACGCTTGCTAGTTTCTGAACCTGTTGTTCCGTCTAACAGATAGATATGTTGTGGCAAATATTGAATTGTTTCAATACTCTTTAAAGAACAACGTTGTACAATGTTCCAATTAGGTTTTTTAATCGTGAAATCTCTACCAGTATTAGAATTCCAACAATATGCTTTGAAAATAGTCATTCTATTGCTAAGCCCTCCACTAAGTCTACTAGTTCTTTTTCTGTGCTTACTTCGTCCACTTTTTGTTGTTTAAGTTTAACGTTTGCGTCAATATAAACGCCCTCAATCTCCATTAATTTCAATAATGCCGAACGGTCTGGCAGTTTATTGACTTCTGTAACTGTTCGTCCTGTTTCTGTCTTTCGTCCGTTTGCGTTGTTTTTGTATTGGATAACTGTCTTTGTTTCTTTTCCTCCAAAAGCTAGGGTCTTTAACGCTTCTAGCATTTTTTTATTTTCTTCTTCTGTCATAGCCATTAAATGAAATAATCCTCACTTTCTTCGCTTTCTAAGAACCACCACATCAAGTTAATTAAAGCGTCAGCCAAATCAATCTTATCTGTATAGCCCTTTTTAATAATACGCATAAGCCCAAAATCGTTTATTTTCGTTTCTGCGTTCATTAAATGCACCGCTAGCAGTTTACTATCAAAATGTATTTTCCCCTCCTCCATTAGCTTTTGAGTGGCTTCTAGGGTATTAGATAGCTTAAAACTGTTCTGCATTACTTTGTTATAAAATTCAATGTCATAAGTTTGTTCAAATTTATCAATGAAATTCTTGGCATAGTTAGGGTCATAATTCAATGCAATCGGAACACTACCATTCATGGCACTCATAAAAGCGTCCCATGCTTCATCTGACATGTTATTTATGCCCTCGTGTGTTATTGTTTCCCCTAAGTGTTTAAATTTATCTTCTGCACTCTCTGGCATGATAGGGATAGCTTTAAAATAATAGTGTCCGTTTTCTCTGTAACCTATCACAGTACCCCAAACGTCGCCACGTACTGAAAAATCTGAACCAATAGCAACCAAACGACCCTCAAAGTCTAATGGCGGTACTAGACACTTATCTACAATTTGTTTTGTAAAGATTGTAGTGCTGTCAGTCATTGATAAGTTAAAGCGTTTAGTGATAATTTTAGCCATTTTAACAGGGTTACCGATTGCCCCTATAAAGTCCTTTTGAATGTCCTCAAGTGTTAAAGTGTAGCCTAAAGCTGGGTTTGCTTTAATGTATTTAGAACTGTCTTTTACTTCGTCGTAATCGTCTAAAGCATAATAGAAAACCCAATGACTGAAATCATCATCTTTTACCCATTCTTTCCAACTTTCAAGCTCATCATCATAAGCACCGCCACGAATAACGTTGTTTGTGGTTGAAATAAAAAGCGTACCCTTATTTTTTCTTAGCCCCTGTCTAATAGTGATAAGAGGGTTCTTTTTAAACGCACCAAATTCATCTATTATAACAAGTTGTTCACGTCCACCGTCTAGCGTGTCCTCGTTACTAGCGTAGATAGAAATCTCTGTACCTTTGCTTTTTAGAATTGAGTTATCTTTTACGATGATTTGCTCTTTATTCAGCTTGAATTGATTTTTAAACTTATTAATGATAGTACCTTGACAGTTCCCCATAGCTCTAAAATGCTTCATCAAGATTTTTTCTGCTTGGTCTTTTTTAGTAGCCATTAAAGCGATGACGCTATTAGGCTTAGGAAACAAAAAGAGTTCAATTAAGGCTATCATTACATCAAGAATAGATTTAGCATTTGAACGTCCTACAATGACAACACACTCATCAATTTGGTAAGGAGTGCAATACATTAAAGTAAGCACAGCCTTGTGATATGGTATGATTTTAAAACGTTCGTTATTAGGCAAAGTCATAAATTCCTCAATGAAGTTAAAGATTTTATCCGCCTTTTTGTAGTCTATTTCATGCTCGATTTTAGCCACTTTTTTCTTTAGTAGCTTAATCATTTCGCCATTATCTTTCTCTTGTCCTATCCAGTCTTGAATTAAACTCATTTTTTATATCTCCTTATATTAAGCCCTCCGCTATAATTCTAGCATAGTCAATCAAATCGCCACTTCGTTCCATTCCTTGGTGGCATTTATGGCAAAGAACTTCGGTAGGTACATTTATCACTTCTTTGTAAAAGTCATTGACTTCTAACATGTCGTTTTGCCATTGTAAGGGAATAACGTGATGACATATTAAATGCTCTGTACTCCAACACTTCTCACAATGTCCTACCCTGTTCTTTTCTTCACGTGCCTTTTTTATCCACCTAGGGTCATTGTATAGCTTACTTTTAGTATAAATCAACGCTTATTCAATTTAACCCCATTTCTTTCCAGTTTGTTATAAATTTCGTTCGCAATTTTACGACCGTCCGCACTAGATTGTACGTAAATTTTTATGTCTTGTTGTGAATTGTCTTGTGTTCCAATGCTTGGCGTTGCGGTTGTTCCTTTTGTTGCTCGTGCATAAGGTTGGACCGCATTCACAGCTCTGCTAATTGCTTCCCTACCACCTGCAAAGAATTGCAAGTCTAATGGTAACTGTCCATTTCTTGAACCTAGAATTTTTTGACCCAGTGAGGTGGGTTCTTTAATTCCAAGAGGGTCAATATTACTTCTTAACCAATGAAAATCACTAAAGATATCTCCCCATGTACTGTTCTTTCTGAACCCTAATGCTTTACCAAGTAAACCAGTATTACCCCCAACGCTACGTGAAAGGCTCAAAGCGCTTTGGACGGCACTATAAGCGTTATTAGCCCAATTGTACAAATCTCTTAATGAACTAACGGCTGAACTAACTTTACCTAAGAAACTACCAATAGAAGTGTAATTGATTTTGTTAAAGAAGTTGTTGACTGCTTGTTTTGCGTCATTAACTGCGTCTTTCATTTCATCTTGTGACACTTTACCGTCATGGTTCTTGTCAATGATTTGTGTTAATGCACCAACTGCTTTACCTGCCATTTGACCTAACTGACTACCGATAGTGCTTGCCATTGTTGTGGCATTGTTTCCTAAGTTACCCATGTCAATGCCTGTATCTCCTAAGCCTTTACGGAAACCGTCCAAAGCACTTGTATTGAAACCGTTAGAAATCATTTCTCTAATTTGACCCCATGTGCTAGGACCTGACGCAACTAATTCATTCCCTTTTTGTTGGAACAATTCCAAGGCTCTATTCATGACATTAGTATCTATTGCACCGTCAGCCATTGCTTGCTTGAACTCTCCTAAGCCTATGCTAGTATGGTTAATTTCGTTATATGCTTGAATCAACATATCACGGAACTGTGCACCCAAAGCTGATTGCATGATTTGATTGAAGTCTTGAGCGTGTAAAACCCCTGCCCCTAATGCTTGAGCCAAACCATAAGAAAATTGCTTCTGTGTGTCCATTGATAGACCTAGGCTATCCCCTACGGCATTAATTGAATTAACAATTTTAAATGCTTGGTCGCCTGTTAGACTAGTATAACCTGAAATGGTAGACCCTAACTCGTTCAGGTCATTGCGTTGTGATTTTAGTAGTTCACTTCCTGAATCAATATATGAATTGAAACGTTTGTAACCCTCTGCACCGTCTGCCAAAGTAGCTGATAAGCTCTTTTGTGCTTGAATTTGACGGTCATAAGTAGTCATCAAGTTATTAGCAAAACCACCAACTAAGTCAGTAGCCTTTGAAATTCCACCACTAACAAGCGACAAGCCTGCTGAAATACCACTAACAACATTTCCAACTTTTGAGAACGTTCCAAGTAGCGAACTACCTGCACTTTTTACGTTATTAACTACGCTTGAAAGTCCTCCGCTTTTAACTCCTTGTGAGCCTACTTTAGCTAGTTCTGTGCTTAGTCTAGTCGCTTGCGTTTGTGCTTTGACTAACTGGCTTTCTAATGCTTGTACTTGTTTTTGTGTAGCACCTGACATTTTTGCGTTTGCAAGTGCCTTTGTTAAATTATCTACGTTCTGTTTTGCAAGGTTTAAAGCTCTTTGAGTTTCTTTAATACCTTTGTCTTTCATAGTCACAGAACCTGTTATTTGAGCGTTTCTGTTCGTTTCTTTAGCTAGGCGACCGATATTATTAATTTCTCTTTGTGCTTCCCTAGCACTACTTAAAACGCCCTTAGTGTCCAGTTCTGCCTGAATGACATATTTTTCTTTAGCCATTGTTTGTTATACTCCTTAACTTACGCTTAATGTTTTTAGTTTTATCGTCCATTTCGTGAGTGGCTTTAACTAGCGTTTGTCCATAACGTTGGTGCAAGCTACGGTCATGTAACAAGATATTGAGCATTCTCCAACTTTCATCTTTAGCTTTGAAGCCATTGATTACACCAATGTTTCCGCTTTTTAGTGAACCGTACGAACGTGTTATTTGCTTATTGATTTTCTTAGTATCAAATTTAACAGGGTAACGTGAGAAATCTCCACCCAACGAACTCTTATAACTACGCTTGATTGTATTCTGATTAGAATTGAAACTATCAACCATTTCTAACCAAACTTTCTTAAGTTGTTTCTCTGTAAATTTTTCTAGTCCTGTGACTTTGTTGGTGGTTGCCATAGTTCTACCTCCACATGCTCCACATTGTTTAACTCCTCCGCTGTTGTTTTCTTTTTCTCTTTAGGTGTCAACGTTGAAATTAACTTAAGCGTCCACGCTAAAGGTCTGTGGCTGTACACCTCATAGGGAACTCTAAAGGCTGTCATAGCACTAACAATTGCAAGTGTTGTTATTCTTGCGGTTTCCCCTATTTCTTCTCTGCTAGTGCTATCGCTTTTTTTGTTTCGTCTACTAGTTGTTCCATAAGTTCAGCAACTGTGACAGGTAAAAGTCCACCAATTAAAGCCCCTAGAATTTCGTCTAGTGTATACTTTGGCGAACAAGCCCAAAAGAACAATGCTAAACTGTGATAGTCACGTTCGTTCAAATCTCCAAAGTAAATTCCGTTATCTTCCATACGTTCTAATGCTTTAAAGTCAAATTTAAAATCTTCTTTCTTCATTTGTGTATCTCCTTATAAATTAAAATAAAAGAGTGGGAACTATTAATTCCAAGCCCTCCACTCTTAAAAATTACGCCTTAATATCTTCCCTTACGAGCGGTTTAAGGTCTGTAAACAACTTTTTGAAAGCAAGTGCCGGTCCGCTTGTTCCTTTTTCTAGCTCTGCGTCAGACACTTTGAACTTAACAAACAAACGTGGTTTACCAAAAACTACAACATTTCCAAGTGTAACAGTTGCTGTGTGTTCGTATTCTTTACCAGTTGGACTTTCTTCGTCCGCTTCCGCTGTGTCACTTGGTGTTGTAGCCTGAACACTCGGGTAGAAAGTCGCTTTATACCCTGTTCCGTCGTCGTCACGATAACGTTCAGCATAAGCAAAACCATAAGGTTTATAACTAGCGATATCGTCATACAAGAAGTTTTCAAGTTTTCCAAACCCTAAAGCGTGAATAGCGAACTCGTCAGGCAAGTCATACGACTTAACTGTAATTTGCATGTTTTTAGCACCTGTGATTGTACGATAAGGTGCGTTAAACCCTGCATAAAAGTTTGTGTTTTCTTGGTTGTTCTCTGTTTCAATACCACGTAAGCCTGCAATAGGAATACCTGGTTTTACTCCAGTAGGGTCTGTAAACACTACCCCATACCCCAAGCCGTGGGTAAGTTCATTTTTTGATGTATATGCCATTTATTTTTTTATCCTCCTACTGTTTCCCAAGTTTTAACAGCACCACGTTCGAGGAAACCACCGCAAACGGTAATAGTGCCATAAACTTGCACATTATTGCGTCTAACGTCTTTTTTTACTTCAAACTGTGGTGTCAAGTCTCCTGCTAGAATTCCCTTATAAGGGTTGATAAGAATTTTATCATAAGTTTTACCAACTTCTGTGTTAAAGTATTTAAAACTAATCGTTTCTACTTTTGTCACTCCGTCCACAACTGGCGTGAAATCATTTTCTTTTACAAAAAGAACATCATCTCCTGACTGTGAAAAATCACTTGAACTTGATTTATGTTTGATAGCACCAATAATTGAACTATTAACGATAGAACTGTGTGTTCCGCCCCAAATTAAATGGCTTTCGATTGTTTGATACAAAGTATCTCGGACGCTTTCCATAGTGTTTTGAATACCGTCAGCAGTCAAGTTTCCTGCGTCAGCTAAGTTGATACCAAAACCAAAGCCACGAGGTGTGAGAATTTTATAAGTTGTTTCGCCTACTGTTAGCACGCTACCTGCTTGCCCTTGCTCTTTAGCTAGTGGGAAACCTGCTAGATTGACCTGTTGCAATAAATCTGCCCCAACTTTAGGAATACGTGACAAGAGAGGGAACGAATCTCCGATGTTCCCCCCATTTATCACATTCTCAATTTGTTGGACATAACGGTCTGTAATATTAAAATCAGCCATTATTTACTCCCTTTCTTATTTTTTACCTCTTGAAATTTCATCAGTCGTTACTTTTTTAAGTATGCTGAACGGTTTTTACCACGGATAGAACCACCTACAAGAGTTTCAGAAAGCCATTGTTCAACGTTATAACGGAGGTCAAAGTCGTTATAGTTTTCCATGTTCAAATCTCCGATAAGAACATACTCATCGTGATTGTAAACTGCTACTTCGTCTTTAGGCATCCAGACACGTGTTTCAAGATTAACGGCACCAAACGATTGAGCAATTTGAGCTTTTGTAGCAAGTTCGTTGAATCGTGAGCGTCCGTCTGTTCCTTTAGCTTTTCGCAACTCTGCAAAAGTTTGTGGACTCATAACAATTGTGATTGCGTCAGAAATTGAGCATTCAGCAACTGCGTCAGTGATACCGTCAAACAAATCTTTATATTGAATTTGTTTTGTCCAACCGTCTGTGGCAGTTTTCAAACCATAGAAACCATTAGAACCGTCAGCAGAACCAAGAATCATATTGTATTCCACTTTTTGGATAACACGGTTTACCATTTCAGACAATACATATTCAGACAATGCACCTGAATCATTTACACCTCGAACAGTTGCTTTGTCCATTTGTAGGTATGCTTCTGCCATTTGTGGACGAAGTGAACGTTTTGAAGCAGTTTGAGCTTTGTTTTTGTCTGTACCTGCTTTGAAAGTACCTTGTAAGAAAGTATCATCTACACCGTCCTCTGCAAGTGTCAAACCTTGGAAGCGTGCTTTCATAGCACCGTCATAAATACCTGACTTACGTGCATATTTAGATGTGATAGACCCTAGAGAGTTTACAACATTCAAATCTGCACCATTAGCAAATTCACGCAAGAAACCTTGTTCTGGCATTTCAGCCATTTTGTCCCCAAGTTCACGCATAAATTTACGCTCTGCGTCTTGAGGTTTTTCGCTAGGGATAGACGCTTCACGCTCCTTTTTAAGTTCTTCACGTTCTTTGTTAAGCTCTTCTACTTTAGCTTCAAGTTCTCGAACTTTTACACCTGCTTCAATTGCTTGCTTCATGATTTCTTGTGTTTCGTTTGCACCCATTTGTTTTTGTTCTCCTTTTTCTTCTTCTCTTACTTTTGTCACTTTAGCACCTTTATTACTTGGTAACGGAGTTAGTGACACCTCCGTAATTGTAACATCTTTATAATAACCTACTCCGTCAATTTCACGAGCTTTCACACCGTTAGCATTAAAGCCAACTGAAAGCCCTGTTTCCTCAATCTTTTCGGCTGTGTATTGTTCTTCGTCAACGTAACCTGTCAAGATTACATTGTCCCCTTCAAGATGTACGAACCCTGAACCAATTTTTTCTCTATGGCGGTTTAGGATATCTACTCCGTCCCCTGCGTTGGCAATGGACTCGATAACAGTACCGTGTGAATCAATTGTTCCCAACGGGTTCGCTATCCCTCTTACTGCTTTTACTTTCAATATTTCCCCCCTTAGCCGTTGTTGATATATAAGCCACAAAATTCTCTTGATTGAAAATTATGTTCTTATCGTGTTGTTTTAATAGTGGTAACACTTTTTGAATTGCGAAAGCAATAATAGTAACTTCATTACTTTGTCCATAAAGCAATTCTCTTGGCATACCGTACTCACTCAAAGCAATTTCAATTGCAAGGTTTGCGTCATTTTGTAGTGAACCACTATAATCTGGCTGAATCTGTTTAATGTCGTCATCTGAACCGATAACTGATACACCATTAAATTCTCTAGCAAGTTGTTGTTGTTGTGTTAGACGTTCTCTAATTCTGTCCCAAACTTCTTTAAGACCACTAGAAACTTTAGTTTTCCAATAGATTTTGATTTGAGCTTGAGAATCAAGACGTCTACCAATTCCATTACTAGCCATTCCAAACATTACGCCAAACCGTTGAGGGTTAGCACCATAGAAAGGGTTTAATAACATTTCGTAGTCGTTTGTTCTAATAGTGACCTGTCTGCGATTTGGTTCTCTAACTAAAATGTTAAACTGGTCTGCATTCACTCTTTGAGCGTAATACTTAAAACCACCATACCAAACACGATATACTTCTTGACCTTGTAAAGCCCAAAAGAATAAGTCCTCAAGTTTGGACGCTTCGGAATAATCAACATTATCAAAATAGGAAACTAAGCCCAAGAGTTTACCAAGTAACAAATCAGTTGTAGGGTCTTGGACTGTGAAAGTTGAAAAGCTCACATCTTCAGCTCTGCGTGAGAGATTAAATAAGCTCATTCACTCCTCCTATTTTACTTCTCCTGAAGCCATGTCAATCTTGCGTCCGAACTCTTTTTCGATTTCTGCAATGAACATTGTATCAACTGGCAAATTAAGTTTAGCCCATTTGTTTTGATAGTTTTCCAACATACGAATTGTACGAATATGACGAACACTTACACCGTCCGAAACATACCAATGTTTAACTTTACCGCTTCCGTCTAGTCCTTTAATAAGGTACATTTTTATCATTCCTCCTGTTTGAATATTTTGGTTTGAAGTTCCAGTAACTGGTTTATTAAATAAGTCAAGTTCTGCCTGTCTGCGTCTTACTAAACCTTGTAAAACTTGACCGCCTGCATTACGATACTTCGGAATCATTGAAGCACAATAAGCATGACTGAACTCTGCCCAACCGTCAGCAACGAAAACATTACCGCAATTATAAGCCAATGACACTAAGGCGTCAAACTCGTTTTGGTTTGCTTTACCTTTTACATAAGCGTCAACCATAGGTGCATACTTATTATTGATGTCAATCTCTAGCTGGCTATCTGCTTGAGCTTGTGTCCATGTTGTACCTGCCGTTACTCCATAATGTCCCCAACCGATAGTGTACATTTTTTCCCACGGTACTGGTTTATAAGCAGTCAATCGACAACCCTCGAACTCTTTAATTAAGTTCAAACCGTTTTGAGATATTTTGATATTACCACCTCCATTTTTGATTATTGTTTTTTATAAGGGAACAATTAACCCAAGTGTTCACAATATGTCAAGATGTTATAAGCGTCTGCCATGTTGTCATCTTTGCAATCAGAATCAACCAAGCCTGTGGCTTTTAAAAGCTCAAGACTTTCTTCTTTGCGTTGTTCTCGTTTGCCTGAAATAAGATGATAGCTACACCACTTAGAGTTATCTATAAAAGTATAGCCATTTACTAAACCGTCAATAGCACCGATAAAATAACCGTTACAATTAGCAAGCGTAATACTGTGCTTTCTGTTTCTACCCATAATAGGAGTTTCAATGGCTAGATGATAATCTTTCAAGTCAAACTCATCAATAATATCTTTAATTGCGTTTACAATGTCAAAGGTACGTTCCCAAGCGTTCTTCTTAGGGTTATATGCTTTAATAGAACCGACATAAATTTGACCGTCTTTTCTAAAAGCGTACCCTGTACCCTCGTCTTTCTTACTAGCGGTACTAAAATCAATAGCTAAAATTTTCTTCATTTCTATCCTCTTAAATAGGTAGGCTATAAGAAGTCACGACCGCGTAAACATCTTCATTAGATTTGTCAACGTTGACACCGTAGTCAGTTTTAGAAATAAACTCTAACACTTGTTTTAGTTCTACTTCATCATTGACAAAATAGATGTTTTTTTCTGCCATGCTTTTACCTCCCCCATTGATTATGGTATTATTATAGCATACTGTTTTTTTAGTTTTACTTTTATTATACCAACAAAAGATTTAGATAGTTTACAATTTGATTAAATAATTTGTAACCAAAAAATAATATATTCCTGACTATTCCCACGGTTGAGCGATTCTTCTATTTTTGACCATAATTTTTTTGCTTGATTTTAAAAAAGCATGTGTTATAATAATATATATAAAAATTGAATACGTCTAAGGCTTGTCTGATGTCTTAGAAAGTGAGTATATGAAAACCGTACTGAATAAGGCGCAAGTAATGAATTAGGCAAAGTGGTAGCCCTGTGTGATGTCAATGGAAGCAAGTTCTAAACGTTCCCCCAACATAGGCAAAGTTAAATAAGAAGTTACCGCTTGGGTGTTCATCATAGCCAAATTGATGTGAGAGTTGATTAAGTTACTAGCGCTGACATATTAATTAATTCAAGAGGGGGGGTAAAAACTGCGTTTGCGTGGATAGTTATACCCTTTATTAAAGTAACTAAAAAGAAATATTTGATAGCTTGAATTGTAATATAATTTCGGCTATAATTAAAGCATAGATAAAAAAGAAAGAGGTTTAAATGGACTTACAACATAAAATAGACCGTACCAATATTTTATATGATGAAATATATAGACTTGAATCAAAGTATGAAACTTATGAAGAAATCAACCATGATGACTTAATTAAAATTATCAGAATGCACGATATAGCTTTTGATATGACGGTTGATTTAATTAAAAAAGGTGCTTGGTAAAAATAGATAAAAAGAAAGAGGTATTTAAATATGTTTATCGTTTATTGGATAATGTCTGCTATGTTTGGAATTGTCGCAAGCGTGGACCATTCTTTGTTCGGAGTTTGGTTCTTGTGTTGCCTAGGTAACTTTATCTTAGGTTTAGTGGACTTAATTAAAGGAGGGTACAAAGATTGACGGTTTTGGCAACTTTTGTCACTATAATTTTATCATTTATTTTTATAGTTGACTTTTTACTTATAATCGCTCTTGCTATTACACTATGGAGGTTTTTCAAATGACAATTATTGACGACATCAAAGCAATTAACAAAGATATCAAGAAAGCAAAGAACTTTAAATGGCAGGTAAAACGAGCTAAGTATTGGCTAGTTAAATTACAAAACATCTATCCTGACTATGAATTTAAAACTTATTTTACACCCTTGCGTGATAAAAACATCATTTTCATTGACTATAAAGTAAAAGGGGTTGATTAAAATGCAAGACTTGTTTGAACGTGTCATAACTGCTAAGGAGTTACAAGAGAAAGAGGACTTTAAGGGCGGTAATGAATGGCTGATAGAACACTTAATACCACGAGGACAGGCAGGTCTAACAATTGCACCACAGAAATCTTTTAAAAGTTCCACGACTTTACAAATGGCTTTAAGCGTAGCTAAGGGTGTCCCCTTTGGCTATTTTAAAACTAAAAAAGCGAACGTGCTTATAATTGACAATGAAGATACTGACTTCGTACTACACCAACGTTTAAAGGCTTATAGCGATGTTCCTGATAATTTGCATTTCATTACTGGGGGAATTTTTAAGCTAGATAACACAAACCACATGAACGGACTTTATAAATTCATCAAAGACAATAATATTAAGTTCGTCATCTTGGATAACTTGAAAGACATGCTGACAGACCGCAACACTCTAAATGATATGTCAAGTATGAATGACGTGCTGAACAACATAACACGATTGAAGTTGCTTTTAAATGATGTAACATTTTTATTGATTGCACATGCTCGAAAAGACACGAACAACCAATCTCTTGAGGAAAAGAGTTTCCGTGTTCGGAGTACGCACGCATTAGGGAGTTCGGCAATCGGTGCATGGTTTGAGTTCTGTTTATGTCTAAGCCCTAAAATGGGAAAGAATAGCAAGTATTCAATTTTGACTGTTGAGGCACGTAATTACGCTTATGACAAAGAGGTTTGTCTAGGTTACGTAGGGGAACAATTTCAAATCATAGACCCTACTGGAAACAAACCAAAAGAGATATTAGAGGAGGAACAGAAAGAGGGGGAAGAATACGAGGAAACCAAAAACGACGCAGAAAGTCTTTTAACAGTTTTGAAACAAAAGGGAAAAGTAAATATAATTAACGATTAACCGTTTTGTCTTTGACATTGCGGTTTTTCTTCTGTATAATTAAGTCATCAAGTTAAGAGAGGTTACTCAATGGATAAACTAGAAAGAGAAAACAAAAAGCGTTGGGCTAGAAATCGTTTTGAGTTTATGGTTCGTGACGCTGAAAGAATTAAACGATATCTAGATTGTGGCGAATTTAAAAAAGCTGAGCAAAGTAGTAGATTTTTCAAAAGAAATATGTTAGAATTAAATAAACTAGAAAAGGAACTAAACAAATGAAAATTGCACTTGAAACACTTAACAAAATCGTTGTAAGACTTCAACAAAAAGAACCAGTAACAGATATTGAAAATGATATGCTTCTAGGGCTTCTAAACAACGTCTATATGTATTATAAACAAATGGAAGATACTTCTATGCTAGATGTCTTAATCGTTCTCTATGAGCGTTTAACAGGCGTTAAAACAGACAAAAAAGAAGAAGTAACACGCTTCATTGAAAACTTTAGTGCAAAAGGGCTTGTTAAGTTATTAGATAGCCTAGAACAAAAAGGGAAACGCCAAAAAGAAAGCAAAGTAGACGACATGTTTATCAATGAAACAAGAATGTACTACAAAGTAGTAGCAAACAAAATCAAAGAGAGAGGTATCAAATAATGGCAATTGAAAAAGTGGTTTATTATTATGATGACGGAACAAAAAGAGAATATCCCCCACGATTGACAGACCTAGAACAGTTAGAGGAGTTCAAAAAGTCAAAAGCTGATGTAACAGAAGTATATGACTTCATGCAAGAACATTTAAGCAAGTTTGAATCTAAGTTATCCCTATGCTTCAAATATATGGTTGACAGCCTAGGCATGGAAGAACAACAAGCAAATAACACGTTGGAATTTTGGTGCAATGAATGGGGAGTTCAAAACGTTCATTTTATCGCAGAGGGTGGAACGTGCCAAGCGTGTGGCAAACAATGCAATGCTAAAAAATTGTTCTGTTCAGAAGAATGTTACAAAAATTACATAGAATTGAAACAAAATGGTAATTGACATAGCTAAAAGAATTCGATATAATTAAGTCATCAAGTTAAGAGAGGAAACAAAAAAATGATTAAAGTTATTTATATCTTTAAAGACGGTTCTGAGAGTTGGTCTTATGAAGTTAGAAAACTACGAACCGCAGTAGAAGCTATTAGAGAAGATATGGAAGAAATTGGACAATTGGCAAAAGCAGTTGTATTTGATGAAAACGGAAAGAAAATTTTGGAGGTTAAAAAATAATGGCTCAAGAATATTACGCAAATAAGTATGGCATTCAATTAGAAGAGTTTCTAATCTGGGGAAGTGAATGGGACTTGAAATTTTGGCAATATAACTTCACAACTGGACAAGGTTTTGCTTTAACAAACGCTTTGAAGTATTTAGTAAGGGCAGGAAAGAAACCAAACGAACCATACGAGAAAGACATGGGAAAATATAATGATTACATCAACATGGCTGTTCTAATGGGCTTTGAAAAAGATGAAGCTGAAAACTGGGTAGCACTTCAAAAATCAATCTTTGAAGAGTTCAAAGGTAGAAAAGCAGAACTAGAAGAAATCAGAAAAAGAGAGGAAGCAAAACGTGTATAAATATTGTGCTTTAAATCGTCACAAGTTCTTATGGTTTAAAACTTTTGAGGATATGGCAAAACACTTCGGTGTTACAGAAAGTTATTTAAAATTATGGCTGAATAAAGACAAGCCTTTGAACGGTTGGTTTATTAAAGAGGTAAATTATGATACTGAACTGGAACGACTTCAATAAATGGCGTAAAACTAGCTTAGAATATCATAAAATGTTAGGGGAACACAATTACACTAATGCACTAACATTCTTTGAGTACGCTAGACAATATTTCAATGCAAAAGGCTTTCCACCTCCTGAAAAGAAAACAAAAACAGGTAGGAAAGGAAAATACAATCGAAAAGATAGCCAAGAACAATTAAAACAAATACATGAATACATTGGAGGTATTAAATAATGGCATTAACAATTAAACAACTAATTGAAAAACTTGAAAAAGTAGAAAACAAATTTGGGGACGTGTATATCGAATTTCCAAGTGAATTTTTAAGCGTTGATACTGTATTATTAGACAATGAGGGCGACATCACTTTAATTAATGAAATGGCTTCACATCATTGTGAGTGTCAAAAATGTAAAACAAGTGAAACAGAACTTTAATGGCTTAGTAATTGACAAAAGAAAGCAAACACGGTATAATTAGTTATACAGTTAAGGAGGAATAAAAAATGTTGAACTTACTTTTAACAATTCTATTTATTTGGCTTGTATTTAAAGCCGTTGAAAACGTAGCCGAAGAACTCGGAAGATACATTAGAGGGTTCTTTAAATGGTTGTGGAAAATGTACAAAAAACATGTAAATAAAGGAGTGAGCCTATAATGGAAATATGGAGGGTAGTTTCATCAAACGATAATTACCTAGTATCAAATTTAGGAAAAATAAAACACAAGAAAAAGGAAAAAGCATTAGTTCCTGTATATGACAAAGACGGATATCAAACTGTTAAGCTATATAGAAACGGAAAATACAAAACTGTTAAAGTACATAGAATTGTAGCTTTTGAATTTTGTAAAGGTTATGACGAAACAAAAGAAGTAGACCACATTAACAGAATAAGAAATGATAACAGAGCGGTTAATCTACAATGGTTGACACATGCACAAAATAACGCAAGAAAGGCAGAACATGGAAAGTAAAGTATTACAGATGATTAATGAAATTAAAGTACCAAAAAGTCAATACAATAGCTTTGGTAAATATAATTTTCGGAACAATGAAGATATTCAAACGGCTTTGAAACCTATGCTAATGAAGTATGGGCTAGTTGAAAGAGCTAGCACAGAAATGATTTCGATGAACAACGAACTAGCTCTACATGTTCATATTGATATTTTTGACCCTGAAAATACTAATGACATCACAAGTGGCGACGGTTTTGCAGTTATTGATGTGAATAAAAAAGGTCAGGACAAAGCTCAAGCGACTGGGGCTAGTCAATCATACGCTAGCAAATACGCATATGGTCAAGCGTTGAAATTAGATGATACAAAAGACGCAGATAGCACAAACAAAGGACAAAACAATGTTACACAACCTAAACCACAACCAAAAGCGAACTATCTTTACAAATTGAGTGACTTGAAAAAGAAAGTAGCAAACAAAGAGATGTCAAGCGACCGTGCAAACGAGCTTTGCAAACAAGGAAAAGTAAATATGAATGCTTAATTCTTGACAAAATAAATTAAATACGTTATAATTAAACTATCAAATAAAGAAAGAGGAACTAAAAAAATGAAAATCATCGAAACTTTGAAAGTAAACGAAATTAACACAAAAGAAGTTGAAACTGCAAAAGGAACTAAAAAAGTTCTGTCATTTAAAGCATATCCATTTGAGCATTATATCGGAGGTATTTGGTTACCTGATAGCGTAAATTATGGCGACATCGTAACTGTGTTCATTGACCAAATTAAAGCCGAAACTAAAGGCGACAAAACTTATTATAACGCTTCATTTGCTAAAGTAACGCCAGAATTTAACCTAAACCGTGACAATAACGAACCACAAAACAATACGGTTGACTTGTTTGGCGGTGCTTCTCCTGCTGATATCCCTGATGAACAATTGCCATTCTAAAGGAGTTCAAAAATGGGATACGACTACGAAATGATATTAGATGAAGTAGACAAATTAAGTCTACAAGGACGAGTAGAGGAAGCAAAGGAACTTGTTAGAGAACTTGTTCCCCCTCTGTTCGCTGTTGATTTTACTAACTTAATGGAACTAATTGAAAGGAATACATACAAACTATGAAAATCAGTAAAGAAAAACTCACTTTTTTAAAAAATGCACCAATTATCACTTTGGAAGTCATTCATGACATGCTAGAAGTAAAACAACACATCAACAATTACCAACGCAACACAAACAAAAAATACGGTCTAAACTTTGAAAAAGACGAAGTGATTAACCGTGAAGTCGCTGACATGATTATTATTAACACACTAGGAAAGTTAAACATGCTAGCTGAACAATCTTATTTCTTGCGTTTGGTTCGTAGTACCGAAGCCAATAGCCCTAAGGTTCGTAAGGCTGAAAAGTTCGCCGAAAAAGCCAATCTAGCTGATAAAATTGTTGAAATTCTTGATTTTGTTTTTAATAACTCAACATTGTGTTTTGGGGAAAAGGCATTGTTCCACTTCATTAAAAAGCAAAATGTCCAAAATCTTGAATATTTCAGTACACAAGGACGCAAAGAGTGGTTTTCTAATCGTGTTAAATGGTTGTTAGATACTTACAAAGGGGAACGAAATGATTAACTTACAAAACAAAAAATTAGACATCAAAGAGTTCTTGGAAGAGTTAGGCTTTACCGTTAGTTTAGACTATGAAAGAGAACCAATGGGAGTGATGTTTGCTGAAATACACCCTATTGTTAGTCAAGTAAGCAACAATGCAAGCATTTATCAGTCGTTTAGAACGCTTGAAATTGAACTAATGGCAATTTGTACCGAAGAAACAGAAAATAGCTTATACAGGGCTGTACAACTCTTGAGCGACGAGCATTATATCTACGCAAACACTATCACAGACAACACTAATATTATCAAATTAAGAGGTAACTATTATGATTAATGAAAATACATTGAATTTTATCCGATTCTCTAGCGGTTTTAATAACTTAAAAAAAGAAGAACTTGAAGCATTTGCCGAAAATGAAATCTTTGAACTTAACGAATACAACACAAGTGAGGGAACACAAGGAAAATACTTCTATACTTTAGAAGATGTCAACACAAACGGAACGCTTAAAAGCTATATTATTGAATGTTTGAAACTTTCACTTCAAACACGATGGGGGAACAATTTAGAGTACCACATCGACCGAAAAACAAAATACTTGAACAAATTAACAGGAATGCAAGCGTAAGAAAGAAAGAGGAACTAAAAAATGAAACTTAAAAACCAAATTGAATTGCTAAACGACACTTTGAAATTACACGATGAAAAAGTTGATGAACACTTTCCAAAAGATGAAAGTCAAGTGCCTGCTTATGCTAAAGCTCAATATATGGACTTGTTTAGTATGCTTCAAGAAGTTGCTAAAGCGTTTGAGTTTACTGCAAAATTCCACAAAAACTCTGTAAAAGCTCTTGAAATTCTTGTTACCAACTTAAATGAACATTCTGAAATGGTTAATGAAATCATGGACAAAACAAATTATAAAACTTGGACCAAACTACAAGATGAACATTACACAGGAGTGTTTTACTACGATTTGCATAAAACAGTTGAAGAAACAATCGAAGAAATGAAAGAGGTGTAAAAAAATGGAATTACAAAGACGAGAAAAAGACATGTTAGTGCTTTATACTTTTGTAAATAGTATGTTATCAAAATCTGAACGAATTGAAGCACGTAAAGCAATCAACGAAGATTTGAGCGATTTACTAGAGGAGGGTAAACTAAGCGAAGAAGAATATAACACTATGCACAAAGAACTTGATGAAATTGATGAAGATATGAAAGAGGTGTAAAATGATTTATGTTATTTACGTCGTATTGTTTCTTTTATATAGTTGGTTCTTAATTGAAACAGGAAAAGCAACCGCTAAAATGAAAGATACAATAAAATTAGTTATAACTGGAAAGCCTGAACAAGTTAAGGAAGCTATTAAAGCAATTAACAAGCAAGATTTAATAAAATAGAAAGTGAGGTAACTCTTCAATTACGTGCCACTCAATGAGTGGTTTTTTGTTTGGTTGATGATTAGACACCCCTTGCTATATAATACCCCTGTAAGCTCACAGATTGGCTTGTATTGCATTTTAGATAATTTCTAGGATAATGACAAGGAACAGACCTAAACACGCAAAATCAGACGACTTAAGAGGAATTACGATATATTTTTTTCAAAATGAAAAATGGAAAAATAGATTCCAAAGAGTTAGGCTTGATAGAGAACCCACCCCCTTTATATCACACCCCCTTAAATCTCTAACAAAATTTTAAAACAAAAAAAGCACAACAAAGCTACAAAGTTTATTTTGTAACGATTGCTATGCTATACTATCATACTATATACCTGTCTCTTATACACATCTCCGAGCCCACGAGACTACGCTGCATCTCG